CTGGTATTGTGGATTAGTATCAAAAACACCTACACCAGCTGCAACAATAGTTTGTGATGTTGTTGTGCCTTGCCACTTTAATTGTAGATGACCAACTTCAGCATCTACAGAAGCAAGAATTCTAGAAATAGTAAACGCCGAATTGGCCATTCCGGCCGGTGTAGTATTACCTGTTTGATAATATTGGCCGTTGGCGTTCAATGCACCAAACAACTTCAATGGCTCAATAATGACCGTTTCATTTTCGTCTGAGTCTAGAATGCCAATACGTTTAATAACGGTTCTAGAATTAGTATCGACTAAGGTTTGTATGCTATTTGCGATTGCCATTTTTAAGTCCTATTTATTAAGTGTTTTCAGCTTCTGTATCTTGCTGTTCTTCTTGCTCACTCTCATCTTCCACTTCAGGAGAGATTAAGTTTTGAGCAATTTCTTGTTTCTTAGCATCAATATGTGCCGTTAATTTATCGTGTATGCTTGCATATAAGGCATTGCGAAATTCAACGCCATTATCTTCTTGTGCGTAATCGATAATTTGTCTATTATAATCTGTCATTTTATTCTCCAATCAAGATATTTATAATATTTGTTTCAGTTTCAACAAAGTGGCACCACTAGTTTCTTCTTTAGTTTGCTTTTGTTGTTGTTTTGCCATATTAACTTGGTGATCCTGGTCAACAGGATTCATAGGTTGTGCAGGCACTTGTGATAACATTTGTTGTTGTGCTATATCATTAGTAACACCAACTGGCAATCCAAGTCCTTCTTCTTTCTCTTTGTCAATTTCTTTTTGCATTATGCTGATTTCGTCATCGTTCAAACGTAGAACATTTCTTTGAATCCAAGATTGTGAGAAGTACCGACCTGTGTATGGGTCAACGGATGCCAATAACTGTAAACGGTTCGTCATCAGTTCGGCATCTTTGAGTTCACTAAAGTTATTATCTTTAATGAAGTCGTAGTGAATGAAGTTTTTAAAATCGTCATATTCTTCGTTGGTACAAATACCTTTTAATACACATTGAACTCTAAGTGCTTGTTCAAAAAGGTCTGTAAAACGATTACGTAAACGGTCAACAAACTTAGCAAATTTTAATTCGTCACGGGTAATCTCATTTGTTCTACCAAGAGAGAATCCAGATGTTTCAGGATTCAAACGAGAAACAGGAACATTAAGTGCCTTGTATAATTTCTTTTCAAAGTACTTAACATCTTCCAACTCACCTAAGTTTTGTCCACCTGGAAGTGTAGTAATCTCTGTGCCTTTACCACCTTCTCTACGTGGTAACCAGAAGTCTTCCATCATAGATAAGAACTTACGGTCATCTCTTACTTCACCTGTATTGGCATCATATACCAACTTGTTCTTATACTTGACCATAATATCACGGAGATATTGTTCTGCTTTTAACTTTGGTAGGTTACCAACGTCAATATAGAATATACGTCTTTCAGGTGCTCTAGATATACGATAGATAACTGTAGCATCTTCAATCATTCTTAATTGATTGAGTGGTTTAATTGCCTTGTGTATATACGAGAGTACTACAGCACGCCTAGAATCCATAAGACCGGAAACAACAGCAATAATGGAATCGGTAGTAATTCGAACACCAACGGGACCGAAATTAGAAGAAGAACCAGTAGTGACTTTATCATTGAACAAATAGTATTCATTGATTACTTTCATTATCTCTACACCAGTACGCTCATCTTTGGTCTTTTTCATTTCCCGAATCTTGCGTAGTTTTCTTGGGTCTACATAACGGAGTTCTTTAATACCTTCCATAGGTTTTGTTTGGTCTACAATAACGTGGTAGTACAATCTACCATCTACATAGTACCTACGGAAAATATCTTGTGCCATATTCTTGTAGTTGAGTAAACGCATTACCGTTTCAAACTCAGCCTTGATGGCATTCTTAATTTTTTCTGGCTGTTTAAGATTATCTAAAACAATTTGAATAATTTTACCGTCATCGTCTTGGCAAATAGCTTCGCCTACGATATCATCAATAGCAGACTCAATTTCTGGTTGCATTGACATTTCACGGTAACGAGAGATTAGTTCTACGTCATTCTTTGCCGTTCCATCTAGGTCAACATATGTACCATAGTAAGCAGCTGACGTAATAGTTAATGCGCCGTCATCATTAGCAGGAGGCGTAAAAGATTGCTGGACTTCAGCAGAATCTTCCTGCTTGTTCCTAGCAATCGTGAAGCCAAATAGAGAAAATTTATTAGCGGCCATATTTTTTTAATCCAATTCAAAAAAGCATAATAGAGAGGACCAAAGCCCTCTCTGTAAAATAAAATAAATTAAGTTGTTGTATCTGTTTGCCACCATTGATAAGCAAATGTTACTGCATATTCTTCAATAGTGTCATTTGAACCCCAATCTAAATCAATTGGTGCCAAATCTAATGGATAAAGTCCAACAAAATCATACACTTTTAACTTGTCGCCAGTTTTTCCATACTGTGTTACTTGAGCATCAACAGTATAACCTGTTGGAGCACTAGCGCCAGCTGTACGAATATTACTAGCATGACTGTTGATTCCATTCATCCAAGATTCAATTGACCTACGGATTGTGAAATCTTCATCATTAATAATTTGTAATGTCCAGTCAGTAAATGTTCTGTTACCTGCAAATTTCAATTCACGTCCAAAATAATAAAGAGGAACAGTACCAATTGTTGAACCCGGTAGTTGTGCTGATTTCGCCATGAATGTGGCTTTTTGACCGGCCGTTACACCGTTTTCTGCAATTGTTGGAAAGTTTAAAGTTACTTGAAATAGATTGGGACGTGCACCGTCACCAATCATATTCGCTCTAAATTCTGCTACGTTGAATGCCATTGTTTTCTCCTATATCGTTGTATATTTATTAGAATTGTCCAACGATTGTTGTGAAGTCAACACCAGTTCTTACTGCTACGAAATTCAACTGAATGAAGTTGATTGAACGAGCAGGTTTGATGTAAATATCACCAACAAACTGGTTAGAATCAATGACTTGTGGAGTATTATTTGTGGTATCACAAACAACACGGAAGTCATAGATACCACGGCGACCTTGAACATCTCTGAGGAATGGTGTTACCAATCCAACAAACTGTGACCTTGTCGATTCATCATTAAATTCAAACAATGAATACTTAGCGGCTTGTGAAATTGATTTCTCAAGTATGATAAACAATCTACGAACATTTATACGGTCGAATGCTGACGGTTTTATTTGTAAAGTCTTATCACCAAACAATACTGTGCCGTTTCCTGGGAATGTTGCAACTGGATTGACACCGTATGAATAGATACTATCTCGTTGAGTCTTGTTTGGATTCCATGCTAACCTAACAACATTCTTCAGATTACCACGATTGAAACCAGCAGGTGAGAACCATGGATCTCGAACTGTATCTGTGTATACACATAAACCAGCTATATCACCATTTAATGGTACCCAACGATATATGTTGTTATACTTGTCAAACATATATTTCCAACCAGAATCAGCAACAGCGTAAGAGCTTGAACGATTTAATGCAAGGGTCCATGTTTGTATTAATGATGTTTCTGAACCAGATTTATTAATAACAGCTGTTGATGGTGGAGAAACAAAAGCAATACAATCTTTACGTGCATCGGCAATATCAATTACAGCCTGTTGAACTGTATTACTGGCATCACCCGTCATCAACAATGAAATGTTAACCTCATCCGAATTAGCAAATAAACTATAAGTATTTACTAAACTAGCATCTGTAGGTCCCGTATCAGTTCCGCCTGTTAATGTAAAAGTTATTGAAGCCGTGTTGGAGAATGTCGCAAAGTTTGTGTTGGCGATAGGTAATCCCCATGTGTTGTTGGTATTAGCGTAATCTGGTGGATCAACAGCGTAGATCCAATTAGAATTATTAAAGATATAATTTTTATAATAATTCGAATTACCTAAAGGATCCGTACCATTAGAAGCTTTTGATAGATATGGAAATATTTCTAGTACTGTATTTTTAGTACCTGTAACTAGACCTTTGGAATCCACAACAGCAACGTGTACTTCATCAAATGAAGAATTAGCAGTATTTGCCTGTGCAGAAGTGCCGGGAGCACCAGGAAAATAACTAGCAAGACCTAGACCATTGACGTTCCAAGAAGCAGAATAAGATCCACTATCTACTATAGAAATGGTCAGTCCATTACCAAGAGAACCTGGATAACGAGCCATAAAGGGACCATACGAGTTATTATTGTTATTTCCCAAATAGCTATATTGAAAAATATCTTCATTTGCAACCGAAATTGGATTTGATGTATTAGCCGTTGCATTATTACCGCTTGTCGCACGCACAACCTGTAAGTTATTACCATAAGCTAAAAAAGAAGCAGCTGTAAAGAAAGTGGTTGAATTGGTTGAATTGGAACTTGGATTACCAAATATTTTATTTAAGGTAATTTCAGAATCGACTAGAACTCTTTTGTTTACTGGACCCCATGTGAAGCCCCCTGCAATTGCACCAGCGGTAGTTAAAATTGAGGGAACAACTGTTGTTAAGTCAACCTCAGAATAATTTACGCCTGGAGAGATTTGAAATGCCATTTGATTATCTCCTTGAATATGATGTTATATTGGCAATTAAGATACCATAAAGATATTTATGATAGGTCGTATTTAGAGATTTTTCATAGCATCTCTAATTAGTCCAGAATAAATGTCTGAACTGTTAGCTGGTTCCCATATGTCACCATCAATTAATTCAAAGTCTCGTTCAAGTCCAGTTTCGATAATTGGAGCAGGTAAAAGTTCTTCGTCTACCTGATTCATATTTTCTAACTGAATTTGTTTACGGATATCATGGTTCACAATGTCTTTGAAATATTTCTGACCTGTAGCCCAAGCAAACATAACAAGACCCATCACCATATCATCATTATGTCCGTCATCTGCCTTGAATGAGGTCTTATCTGCCACAAAAGTCGTTAGTTCTGAAATCGTGTCAAAGTCATTAATAATTAATTTACTATTTTCAATCAATGTTTTTAAATTAGAACAGCCAATTCTTTTAACGGCGACAGACATTTTGAGACCCATCTGTACACCACGACCAAATCCGGATGACAATTGTTGTGGTTTCTTATTGCCTGTAAATATCTTAAACAGGTTTTCATACTCAAGGTCTTGGTGAATAATGTCTGCCACCGTAGAATTGTTATTAATCTCAATTAGAATATAGGCATCATTGTACTGTCTGGCAGCATTGTATATCACAGTTGGAAATAACATTGGTGATATAGAAGAACTCTTGTACGTAGCCACTTGCTTGTATGGAGTGGTAGAAATGTCTATAATTGAGAAAGCTGAGGAGTCTAAGTTTCGACCTTCTGAAACGTCAACCCAGATGGCGTATAAGTGGTCCTTGGTCGTTTCATCATCACCTTTGATAGGGTATTCGTATATCTTCATCATGTCGTGTTCGGCTAACGGTGCCTGATATACCAACTCTTGTAGTTTCTTACCAGAAATTAACGTGTTGGAAGAACCCAAGAACTCGGTTTCAAACTCTTGTCTGAACTGGTGTTCGGATGTGTTACGAATTGTTTCTTCTTTCCATGCGTCATCACGACCTGGAACCATAGACCAATGAACTTCAAATGGTGTATAGTTATTATTCTTGTTGATTGCATCTGTCCAAATCTTATAGAAAAGATTCATACCATTAGGTGTGGACACAATAATAATCTTTGTTTTAGTACCAGCAGTAATCACAGGATAGACTGAGGTAAAGAATTCTGTGGCAATATTAGACGGTACGAAAGCGAACTCATCTAAGAACACAATGTTAAACGAACCAGAACGAGCTGCTGAACCTGATGTAGAAGAAGCAATGATAACAGAACCATTCTCAAGTTCTACACGACCTTTGTTCCATTCAACGACACCTTGCTGTAACCACATTGGAAGATTCTCATAGGCCAACTGGAGTTTACCTAGAATACCACGTGCAGTCTCACCACGGTTGGCAAGAACGGCAATCGATTGTGAATCTTGAAATAGAATAGTC